CAACTGAAAGAGAACCTCCAGCAGTAAAGTCAACTGTTCCAACATCTGTACCAGCAGCACCTGTTGGCGCTAACGGAGAGGCTGAACAAGGTTGCCAATCAGAACTTGTGTAAATCTCAAGTATTCCCGTTTCGCCATTGTAATAGGTATCACCTATTGCTGGGCTAGATGGGCGAGCAGCGGTGTTACCTGATGGTATGCCACCCTTAGAAGGTATTTGTTGTAATCCCATTACGCTATCTCCACTCCGCTAATGTGAAATGTTACTGTTACGGCAGATGCTAAACCTTTAATAGTTTTATTTTGAGCAAGGACTTGCTTCAAGTCAATTGCTGTGATTGAGTTAGCAGCCACAGATACATCATTTGCTAATGCGACATCATCTAATAATATATCAAATGTTGCACCGCTAGATGCTGTGTTAGTTACTACTATATTAGTTACTACCGCAGTTGTAGATGACGGTACTGTATATAGAGTTGTACTTGATGTTGCTGCTGCTCCACGAAATAGAGCCTTACTTACTGTAGCCATTAGTTACTACCTTTCTTAGAGTGCGCCCATTATGGACATTATGTTTTGTGCTTCTTGACCTAAGTCAAAGTTAACTTGCGTTACTGCGTTTGCTACTTCAAAAGAAGTAAATGTAATAATTTCAAGAATATCTCCAGCGGTTAAAGCACCTAAAGATGTAATGCTTGTTCCGTTGCTTGCCGTGTAATCTGAGGTACGGGCTAGTAGCACACCATTTAGGTATACCTGTTCTTTGCCTACTAAGTAGGATAGTGTTGCTCCATTAGCGTCAGCACCAGATACAGATGTTTCTCCACCAGATGCTGTATATCTATAGCGATAGATTTCTGCAGCAGATGAGATAGAACCCCAAACGGAGCCAGACCATACAAACATAAGATTGCTTGTAGTGTTCCAGTAAAGAGCACCAGTTAATAGTGCGTTACCATCATTATCTACAGATGGAGCAGTTGACTTAGCACCTAGGTATCTATCATCAAAAGAATCAAGTGCGTTAGCAGCAGCAGTAGCAGAGGCTGCAGCAGCGGTAGCAGAACCAGCAACTGTATCTACATACGCCTTTGTAGCAGCGTGTAAGTTAGAAGAAGGTGCTCCAGATAAAGTAAGAGCGCCTGTCATAGTGCTACCTGCTTTTAATACGAAAGATTCATAGACTGTTCCACCTGATTGAATTGCATTAGCAATTTCACCAAGGGTATCTAGTGTTCCAGGTGCAGAGTTAACAAGGTCTGCTACTTTGGTGTCTACATATGCTTTAGTTGCTGCATCGGCATTGTCAGTAGGTGTAGCAAGAGATGTTACCTTTTGGCTATTAACAGATACTGAACCAGTTGGTGCAGCCATTTGGTCTAGACGATTAGTACGGACTGCTGTGTTAAAATCTGAGATAGTTGAGGCTGTCTGTGTACCAGTATGGTTAGCACGAGCATATGGGTCAGATACTAACTTGGCTGCAGTAATAGTTCCGTCAGCAATATCTGAAGCAACAATGGTTCCATCCACCAAGTCAGCAGATGTAATAGTTCCACCAAGGTCTAACTTAGTTTTAGCAATAGCAGCGGTTGCGTTAATGTCAGCATTGACAATAGTGCCATCTAGGATTTTGGCAGAAGTAACTGCTCCGTCTGCTAGGTCACTAGCAACAATAGTACCATCAGCAATTTTAGCCGAAGTAATAGCACTGTCAGCAATATCACCAGTAGCAATAGTTCCATCAAGAATCTTTGCTGAGGTGATTGCTCCATCAGCAATATCTCCTGCAACAATTGTTCCATCTACTATCTTTGCGCTAGTAATTGCGGAATCTGCAATCTTGGCAGTTGTTACTGCATTAGATACAATCTTTGCTTCTGTGATAGATAGGTCATCAATCTTGGCTGTACCTACGGCACCAGTTGCAATCTTTCCACTAGTAATAGCGGAGTCTGCAATATCTCCAGTTGCTATACCAAGGTCAGCAATCTTTGCAGATGTGATAGCACTGTCCGCAATCTTCGCTGTGGTTACATTTAAGTCTGTAATTTTTGCAGTAGTTACAGAGTTAGATTGCAGCATCGCTGTAGTAATCATATTTGTATCTGTCGTCTCAAGGACGTTAGCAATAGTTAATCCGTGTGCAGTTGTTTCATTTTTAATGTGTTCATTGGCTTCACGGAAGTCACGACCAATACCCATGTGGCGTACTTTGGCACCTGCTGAGTGAGCAATAGCCTGAGATGAATCAATGGCACGAACAATTGTTAGCGTATTGCTAGCAGCAGCACTAGGATAGACAACATCTACAATTTCTTCAAGAGCCGTATCTGGATCGATAACAACTGTAAATGTCTGAGTACCTGTAGGTGCAATAGAAGACATTAAGGCGGATGCAGAGTTGACTACCATTGTAGTAGCAGATGTGCTACCAGCCAATGATGATGTAAGTGTAGTCTCCTGCGAGATGGATGAGTACAGGCGAGTTGTCATTTAGTACCTCGTATAGTGGATTTTGGATGGATAGACATCACGGAGTTTTTCAGATTCCTCTGTTAGTCTTTGGGTAAATAGAGCAAGCAAGAAACGAGCAGTAGACGCACCAGAGCCATATTGGATCTTGGTGTCTGTATTATCTGCCTCAGCAGATGTATATGTAAGTCTACCTGGATCAATAAAAGATGCTAAGCGGTAAGCAGCACCGTACATAATTACATCCTTACAGGATGAAGGCAGTCCAGTTACTGTTTCAAAAACATCACTAGATGATGACAGTGTAGAAGGCTTCTTTAAATAATAAACTTGTACAGTTCTTCCTGGGCTTATTCTGTCATATACAGAGACGCTGTTTCTAGTAGTAAAACTAGTAGCATTAGCCAATGGATCGTGGCGCCAAGATTTAACTGGAAGCCATTCATTAGATGGACCAACTACACTCCATGAGACATAAAGCACAGTTTGTACATCTGCAGGAATTTCGTAGGTAGTCTTAGTTGCTTGTAAAGTAAATGTGTGTGTTCCTACAGCAAATAGTTTAGGAAATACTGCATCAATTGTATCATTGATACTCTTCTTTACCACAATTTTAGGAAAAGATGGCGCAACTGTGACCTTCGTATTGGCAGTATGGCTAGTAGCAACCGTACCATTGTAGCCACGACCATACGGGGGAACAACCGCAGTATTAGAAATACGGTCATATGAATCGATCCAAATTAGTTCATCGTCAATCTCAACGAGACCCTTGCCAATATTGCTAACACTTGCGAGGTTAAGTGTTGTGCTAGATGAGGTAATGTTACCAGTTAAATGTGTAGTTCTATCTTGACGAAGTGTATAACCTGATAGGTTAAGTAGCACATCGTCTACAAGATTGGCATAGGTCGTTGTCATTAAGAGGATATCCTTCTAAGGGCTTCAGGTGCTTCTAAGTCACTTGTTGTACCAAGTAAGTTACAAATACCATTGAGGTCTAAAAATGTTGTTGGGTCTGTTTTACCAGCCTTACGATTGAGAGCACCCTGTAAACTTTCACCAGTTGTGCCTGCCCATACGTTGGCTGCTTCTTGATCGCCTTTATAGGCTAAGATGGCAGGGTAAGTGCCACCATTAGCAAGACGATTTAATTCAGCACTAAATGTAGAACCGAGAGTTCCGACGGCCATTTGAGTTCCTTACTTACCACGTGAACGTAGTGCTGGGAGAAGTCCTTTTTTATTAAAAGTATCACGGAATTTTTTAGCCTCAGGAGAAGTTAACGCAGGCAAGATACCAGCCTTTTTGAAAGATGTATCTTTTTTTGGAGCCTTTGTATTAGCACGTTCAGCAGCACGAGGACTAGACTTAGCAAGTCTATCTACACGTTCTGTGGCACGAGGGCTAGATTTAGTAATTCTATCTACACGCTCTGTAGCACGAGGACTAGCCATAGTAGGCATTGTTACACCATTAGGCTTAAATGCTTTTCCTTGGTTATTACGGCTTGCATAGTTAGTGCGTGACTTAGTTGCTTTTGCTAATTTTGTTAACTTAGCAGTGGTTGCTCTTAGATCGCTAGCAGCAATTGCAAGATTAACTCTTTGAATCGCTAGATCTACTTCGCTGTTGTCATTGATGTTCATTGTATTTCCTCGCTATTTCTTGGTTGATTTTCTGGCTACTGCAGCGTTATCTACTAGATTTGGGTAAGGCCTACCTGCTGCCTTTGCCCTTGCTTTAGCGGCACTCTTTTGACTTGATGTTAATTTCTTAGAAGTTTTCTTAGGGTTCTTCTTATCCCAAAATTGTTTTTTCATCCGCAGTTACAGTCCCATGCTCGAAGTGATTTATTAATTCTAGAGTTAGGATCTCTAGCAGTTTTAGCAGAAGTAAGTTTAGACTTCATTCCGCACATACGGCTACAGAAAGACTTACGTCTTGCAGCAGACTTAGGTGACTTCTTAGCCTCAGCCTTTTTTACAGGTGGCTTAAGATTCATACCTGCCGCTTTTGCAGAGGCTCTTCCCTTGGCGTTTAATCCGCCTTTAGGATTCTTGCCCTCTTTGCGAGTCCACGCTGGTGTCGCCATTTTTCTTTCCTCCAAATATTGCATTGTAGTAGTGAACATCAAATGAGAATCTCTTCATGTGTGGAGCCAAGGCTCCTGTATGACACCATAATGGAATCTTTACTTGATGACATATAGCAAAGAAGTAGATATCTTCTCCTACGAAACTATCAGCCTTGCCCTGTTCGGCAAATAAGCGAATATCGCCCTTATCATCTCTAATCTTCTTGACTACGCTTCTGTGCATCAAGAGGAGTCCCATACCTGCTGCATCAACCTGAATTAGTTGATCTACTGGCATAGGATGGATTCTCTTAGAGAATACTCTGCCACCTTCATCAGCAAACTTGAAGATAGTAGGCATTGGAATCATTAGAGGTTCCTCAGGATTATCTGAAGTAAAATAAACTCCAGTAATCATAGGCTTTGAGTACTTGTCTTTAACATTCCAAAGTTTCATAAATATCTCTGGATTGATTACTACATCTGAGTCTACCCATAGTAGCCACTCTGATTTATTAGAATCATACCAATGGTTGATTAACCGATCACGCTGTCTAGCGATCTGATTACCACCACTACGGATAGTTGACTCAAACTTAATACCTGATTGAAGTAACACATCGGTTACCCCAAGCATAAACATGCCGTCTACGTTGCCGTTATCACACCATGCTAGCGATACTGTTTCTTGCTTTTGTCTCATAAACTATTCCCCTGTCTTTGTGGAATTACCTAGTTACTTTTTTCTTAGGCGTTTTGTTTATATACTTACCGCCTACAATTTGGTCAGATCGTGTACCCTTTTTGCCAGTAATAGACTTAACTGCCTCTTTAACTTGGCGACGAGTATTCCAGTCAGCACGAGTATCATTGTCTACAATCTTCTGTAGGTACTCTGATCCAGGTTTGCCACCTTGGTTTCTGTCAATTGAAGCAACCAAGCCAGTACCAACAGCCGTAGGAATATCACGAAATTCTCTAGCAACTAGGCCAATACGTCCAGCAACAGATGATAGAAAGTTTTTATTTTGACGAGATTTGTCATCTCCAGATGAGCGAAAACTTGAAGCCATATTCTTGCTTACGGCTGGCACTGGTTTAACTTTTGGCAAATTTTTCATTTTTTCATTCTTTTTGTCCATATTACTTCTTCTTTCCCATTTTCTTCATTTTCTTCATAACCATTTTCTTGCCTGTTTTCTTTGCTTCTTTTTTGGCCATAGCCATTCCTTTTGCTGTGTAAGCAAATTCTTTTCCGTTTACTTTTGGCATTAGATTATTCCTCTTCCTGGTTCATCGGCTTTAAACGCTTTGCCGAAGTGGTTTGATGCAGCAACTGCTGCGTTTATATCTTTCATCTGTGTAGAGGCAGGTTGTATACCTTGAGCACGTGCATTACGGTAGGCCTGTAACTCCCCATCCCACTTCTTAGTTGACATGCTAGTACGAGTAGATGCCTCGCCTGGATTCAACTGTAAAGCGGAAATCTTGCAACCAAAACATCCATCAACTTCTACTGGATGTGTTCTCTCTCTGTGTAAAGACATTCCCTGTTATCCCTAGTCTGCTATCGTTATTGTTTCTATTGTATATCCCGCTGCTTCTAAAGATGTCTTCTCAGCAAGGGAAACTTCATATTTACTTCCACCTAGGTAGTAGGCTTGGGCTGCATTTAATTCATCAATGTATGGATAACGTGCCTCACGATAAACGCCATTCTCCTTAAGTACTGATACACCACGTTTTAACTTCATGCGATAGTGTAGCCTATTGTACCCTGCTGGACCTTCCATAACATATGGTGTTTCGAAGTAATATTTATAAGTTGGCATTTGTTCTCCTTAGTAGTTTTACAGATAGGGCTAGAGTTGCCCCTAGCCCCATCTATCTAATTACTTAGATTAAGCCGCTGGACGAACTGCTGATGCAGTCTGAATACGCCATAGAGCGTCTGGACGGTATAGGTTCCAACCTAATACTCCGTACCAGCCGATTGGGCGTAGACGCATCAACTTGTCGGTCACTGGACCAATTACAGTGTGTGGCTCTTCAGCAACAGCCTCTGCTAGTGCTTGTTGACCCATGATAAATGTGTCGTACACACGAGTTTGTGTTGTGCCTGAACCTGCGCCTGCTTGTGAGTTAGGTAGACGTGGAGACTCGATGAAAGCAACGCCTTCAAAAGTTCCAATCTCGCCTGCGTAAATGCCTGCTGGGTTTACGTACTCTGCAGGTTGACGCCATGAAGCAGTTCCTGTTTCTGCACGAAGATCGTGTGAAACTTCTGGGTGGATGTATGAAGCAAATAGGCTTCCACGACGTGGAACTACGTTTGCTGCACGCATCTTCGCTACTACGTAGCGGATGTCTTTTGCCTTCAAGGTATCTGTTGCAGATACACCTGTTACGGCAGCAGTTGAGATTGCTCCAGCGATTTCGCGGATAACTTTTGTGCCACCTGCAAGAACTCCCTTGATAACTTCATCAAGAGAATCGTTCAAGTTGTAAGCAACAATGTTAGCAAGTGCTGGCTCTACATCTGCAAGTGAGAATAAATCTAACTTACGTGTTGAGATGATTGAGTTACCGTACTCGTTTAGAGTTACAGCAACGCTTGTTGTAGCAGGTACTGCTACTGCATCTACGTCAACTGTTTCAGTTAGTGTAGATGTCTTTACTGCCAAATCGTTGTAGATCTGGAATAGCACGCTTGAACCAGCGTGTGTTTGTGATACGGGCTTCTTATCAGCAACTTGACGGAATGATGGTACGGAACGAAGAGCAAACTCTACGAGACGATCATACGCCTGTGTTACAAGGTTAGCACCGACCACTGTGCCTGCTTGCCCTGAAGGCAACGCAGCAGCGGTAAATAATGACATTTAGTCATATCCTTTCGGTTAGTGTGAAATTACTACGATTGTGAACCGTAGATTAGGTTTAGAATATCTTCGGCAGATTGAGCAGATTGGATTTTAATACCCATATCCTCAGCCTTGTCGGGGGATAAAGCCCCTGTTGTTACATTGTCCATTTGACGAATAGATGCTACATCTCGAGAATCTACTTCTTTTCTAGGTTGTACTTGAACACCGAATATTTCAGCGTTCTGTTCCAACCAAGATGAAATTGCTTCTTCCGAAGCATCTAGATCACTTGGAACGAAAGCGGCAACTTTTGGGTTTACGCCACGGGATGCAAATACATCCTTCAAAACCCGCTCTCTTTGGGATTTACTGAGTTCACCTAAAGTGGACTCCAGATCCTTGTTTCTCTTTTGCTCGACCTTTAAGGCCTTGCGTAGTTTCTTTACAAGGTCTGTATCTGAATCAAATGTTGCCACATTGACGTCATCATCTTCTTCATCTTCATCCCAGTAGTTATCGCGGTTGTTGCTCATAGCAACTTCTCCCTTGTTAGTAGTTGGCGTACGCCTCATTAAAGATAGGGGCATCTATAATGGCTCGTACTATCGGTTTTATACACCGCATGGACCGATGGCTCCATGTCGGGAATCTAGTTAGTA